TTCGAAAACAACCAAGAGTCCTTTGGTTATCTCTCGGTTGGCGATTACGAGTTTCGTTTTGAATCTGACGAACATGAAGTTCTATGTCGTTTCTTAGGCATGACACCTTCAAAAGCGACGGCTTTAGAGGCTCAGTAATCATGAACGAAGCTCAAATCATCTATTACGACTTGCTGCCTGACTACACGGTGTCTGTGTTGGTCAAAGGTTGCGACGAATGGGATTTGCTTAAATCCATGTCTCATCTTGAGTCTTGGGCTTCGTCTCAGTTCGCTTCTTATGAGTTGGTGTCCATCACCAACACGACCGTTGAACAACGTATCAATATGGGGGTGTTCGATGACTACTGCAACTAACATCCTTAAAAGTTTCGATGAGCAAAGCGTTCATATTGATTACCTGTGTTTTACGTTTGCCGTGAAAGACTTACGTCATTGTCACGATGCGGTTCGTCGATTGCACAAGCATGAGGAATACAAAGGCTTTGCCAAATCTGGACTGTTACAGCGTCACTGTCGTGCACCTAAGTTCCCTGCTCCACCTGTGTTTAATCCGACGGTCGCTCAGACTTCCGACGAGATTGATGCGTACAACAAAGCATTTGATATCTGTTATCGCAATTACTTGGAAGACTGCTTACGCATCTTCACCAATCAAGTGCTTGGTTTGTCGCTGTCTGCGCCTCGCGGTTTGGGTTTCCAGTTCTACACCGAATCCATGAAACTGACTTCGCCAGATGGTGAGGACTTCTGCGGCTTCGTTGGTATCGGCGGTAACAATGACACGGTGCATTTCCAAATCAACGGAACGGGATGCAAGCATGTATTTGCCCGTCGTCCTACGTGGTCGTTGCATGACTGGCTGACCAATGTGCTTGGTGTGCAAACTTTGGCGCGTGTTGACTTGGCCTATGACGATTACGACGGGATTTTTGATTGCGAATACGCTTACAAGGCGTGGCGTGACGACTGTTTCCGCACCGCTGAACGTGGTCGTGGCCCTGTGCTTCATGAAGATATGACCATTGCCAGTATCGGCAAAGATGGCAAACCGATTTACACCAAAGAGCAATACTCGATTGGTTCGCGTACCTCGCGCATTTACTGGCGTATCTACAACAAGGCACTTGAGCAGAAGCTCGCGAACACGGGTCTTGTCTGGTACCGCTCCGAAGTTGAGCTTAAAAAATGGAATGTTGATGTGTTGCTGAATCCAGCTGGCGCGTATGCCGCGCTCAATGATTTTGCTGCGTCAATTTCTACTGCAAAGAAATTCAATACCAAACCTGTCCCGACTAAACGCGCGGCGTTAGACCTGTTGGCCTCTGCGCACTGGATGCGTCGCCAGTACGGGAAAATTCTGAACTCTTTAATCGAATTCCATGAGGGCGACATTGAAACCGTGGTCGGTTCCCTTGTCCGTGATGGAACTAAATTCACCTTCCCCGATACCTACGGCAAGTTGGTGACTCACATATTGGAGACTTAACAAATGGCTAAATCCGTTTTTGTACTTGGCATGGATATCACTTGGAACTCAGCACGTGGTGACAGTGCTCAACTGAACGTGTCACGTCCTCTACGTGAAATCAACTCGGAGAAATTCAAACGCCGCACTATCGGTGAATCTGGTGATGTGAATCCCCAATGGGATCAACCTTTGATGATTGACCATGAATATGCCCTGCTTCTTGAGCGCACTGGTGCTCTTGTTCCTCGCCGCGAATACCAATTGCGCTTGGAGATTAATCCAGAAGACCCATTAGCGGGCGCTATCGTGACTGAGCTTATTCCAGTCGACCAAGAAATTAAGAAGCACTTCGAGGCTTCAATGAAACCCGTTCAAGGCTAAAAAATGTCTGTATGCGTCACCGTCGTTAACCAGTATGGCAATTTGAAAGCAACGAAAACGCCTGTTGCGGATTGCCAAGAATACGTGCTGATTTCGGCGGTGGACTACCAAGAATATAAGGAACCAGTCCTCTTCAACGGTGACTTGTTCCTGTATGTCAGTGGCGTGCTCTTGATCAACATGGTCGTTGGTCACTGGGTGGGTCGTGTTGTTCGCCTTATGAGTAAAAGGTAAATCTTATGAAAAAACTAGAACTTGTTGTAAATAACGTAAAACACGCAGTAGTAAACAAAAAGACCGCAGCTGGCGCTGCTCTTATGGTCGCGTCTGTCTCTCCGGCCTTCGCTGAAGTCGATATCACGGGCGCAATCAACTCTGCGGTATCCGGTGGTCAAGCTAACGTATCACTGGTTGTGGCGGGTCTGATTGGTATGGCTGCACTGGGCTTTGGTGTGACTATGGTTGTTGGCTTCTTGCGTCGCTAACGGTTCGCCTCCATGCCTCCTTTATCTGGTAATTTACTTGGAGATGTTCTCGCTATCATTCTAGGTGTTGCCTTTGCGGGGGCATTTCTCCACGGCTTTGTGAGTGGCATCAATACTCACTAATCAGTTAATCAAGGGGGCTTCGGCTCCCTTTTTTATTGGCTTCTTTATGAAAAAACTACTGCTTTTTCTTCCGTTAATCTTTCTGTCTTTTTATAGCCAAGCTTCTGCGACTCAATTTCCCACAACGGGTACCGCAAGGGATGTAGGTGGTATTTTTGATTGTGCTGAGAACGGGAAAAGCTACAACATTGCTAGCGTGCTTTCTTGTCTTGAGAATCGCAGCGTTCCATATAAGAACTACAAAACCACGACGTGCTTTTTGCAAGTGAACAAGTATGGTGGTGGTTCCATTTGTAATGTTTCAGGCGGAGATTATCCCGGTCAAACGGTTAGGTTTAATGGTTGGTATGGGTTTCAGTGTCCTGCTGGCACCGAACTTAACCGAGAAAACATGTGCGAATCGAACTGTGAATTTGGCACCAATCCTGATGGCTCATGCATGGATGCTTGTCAGTTCAAACAGTCCATTGGCGATACGGTGAAATTGTACTGGCACCCTGCCATATACGGCGAATTGGTGACGGGCGCTTGTTACGGTGACTATGGTGCCACTCGATGTGAAATGACTAAGAACGAATCCACCATTATTTGTACTGGCGTGCCTGATGGACAGTACACGCCCGACTCTCAATGCTCTCTGCGCTTTGCTTACACTGGACGCCAGTGTGACGGTGGCACACTTTTCTGGGGTGTGAATGGGCCGGATGAACCCATCATTCCACCGGATACGCCAGAAGACCCAACCCATGACCCCGATGACCCAACCGAAGAGATTGAAGACCCAACAGTCCTACCCGACGATTCAACCAACACGGTTAATCCCGGTGTCGTTGATGATAAACCGGACGTAGAAGACCCTGACACGGATGAATCGACAGACACGGCAGTCCTTTCTGCTATTAAAGGGCTTAACGTGGATGTGAACAAAGGCATTCATGATCTTAACGTCGATATCAACCAGTCACACGCTGACATCACCAACGCGGTGATTGATGTGAAAGGCTCTTTGGTCGATAACACCCAAGCCATTCAAGAACAGCAAATCAATGACAACAAGATTTATAACAACACCAAGCACTCATCCAACAGGCCAACGGCGATATCACTACGGCGGTGAACAACAATACCAACGCCACTATTGGTATTCGTAACGATTTAAAAGGGCTTGGTGATTCAATGGGCGAACTCGATAGCAGCTTAAATGCGATTGAGGGTCTATTGACTGGCTCAGAGTTTGGCACACCTACGGGCACCGCTATCACTGGCGAAATCTTCACGGCAGAAGACTTTGCCAACCTGCAAACCACGATAGATGAAAAAGCCGAATCCATCCAAGGCTATGTGGACGACATTAAAGGTTTAATCACTATCGGCACCAACTTCAACAACGGCACATTAAGCGACAAGTCTTTTAACATCAAAGGCGCAACCGTTGAATCAGGACTACAGCGTTTTGATGCGGTATCGGGTTATGTGCGTCCTGTCGTGCTGTTCATTTGTGCCTTAATCGCCCTTTGGGTTCTGTTTGGTAATCGGAGTAAATAACATGGAATACATCTACTCAGCATTAGAGTTTATTGCCAACATTGGGCAAACCTTTCTCGACTTCTTTGATGTGGCAATTGAATGGATAAAGAACGCGTTTGAATACGGCGCGATGTGGCTTATTTCAGTATGGCTCGATATCAAAATTGCTTCGATACAAATCGCGCTCAAGATTGCCCAGCTGCTGCTCGAAGAATATGGCGTCTATACGCTTGTCGAAGACCGCTTTAATGCGCTTCCCTCTGACGTCCGTTATATCTTGACCGAGTACGGCGTCACCTCTGGGCTACGTGTCATCTTTGATGCGTTCGCTACGTCTTTAGTTATGCGTTTCTTTAACTGGTGATTGAATGGCTACTTCATTTCGATACGGTCACGGTGGCTCTTACAAATCGGCTTGCGCCGTGTGGTTTGACTTACTGCCTGCACTGCGTGAAGGTCGAATTTGCATTACGAACATTCATGCATGCAGCCACTTGAAGTGATTGAACAACGCCTTGGTGAGAAGTTTCCTGATACGGCTCGGCTCATTCGCATTAGCTCTCGCAATCCAGAAGGCTTCGAGCTTTGGAAATACTTTTTCTGTTGGGCGCCCATTGGGGCGTTCATCCTCATTGATGAGTGTCAGCAAATCTTCTCGGTCAATGCTGGGTTCAAAATGGCGAACATACACAAGCGCCCTTTCACTGACTTTGAGCCTCACTTACCGGAAGGATTCTCCGAGCTGTTTCACTCTCGTTGGCTAACGATTGATACATCCAGTTTGGACAATGGCGAGATAGACGATTGCCAACGCACACGTTTTGATGAGCAAGGACGCATCATCTATCCCGAGAACTTTAACAACGCGTTTATGGAGCACCGGCACTACAACTGGGACATTGTGTTGCTCACGCCTGACTTTGCTCAAATCCCGAAAGAGTTAAAAGGTGTTGCGGAGTTGGCCAAGCAACATAAGGGTAAAGATGGGATCTTCTTTTCCAACCGCAAACCGCGCATCTTGGAACATGACCCGACTCGAACGGTCACCAAACCAAGCAAAGACGATGTGGTTTACAACCTCAAGGTGCCGCTTGATGTCCACCTACTCTACGCCTCGACCGTCACGGGGCAAATCACCAAGTCGGGGCTTGGAAAGAACATCTTTCTTAACCCGAAATTCTTAGCAGCTATGGCACTGGTCGTGCTTTCATTTGGGTACTTAGTTTATGCGCTTATTGGTATGGTTTCTGATTCTGAGACGACAACTGCGGAAGGAACGCAGCTTCATCAAACTTCGCAGCAAAGTGGCGTTTCGACTTCGCAAGGTCAAGCACGTCCTGGTCAAAGTGGTTCGCCTGGTTCTGTCATGGGTTCTAGTGGTTCTGGCTGTACGGGTTCTGGTTGCGGGAATGAGTCTTATCATGACGTAGGCACCGTTCCGGCTTGGTTCCCACTGGCGAACTCAGAGAGTATCTATGTCTCTGCGGTGGAACGTTGGCACAAAGCCACCTCGATACACGTCAACGTGCATTTTGAGGTTGTCACACCGCGCGGTGTGACTTACCTCGATGACGGATTCCTAAATAAGTTGGGCGTCAAGATGGAATATCTGGACGATTGCCTCGTCCAGCTGTCTCGCGGTGCATCCAATTTCTATGTCACGTGTTCGCCGTATGAGCAATATGCACAACGGCAAGAGCAAGATATTGAACTCAAACCTGTTGGCGGTTTGTTTAGTGGAGACGAAACCTAATGAATGAATACGTAACGCATGGGCAGCTGGTTGAAATCATCGAGCTGTTTGATCATCTCTCGATAGTGAACGCCGTCATTGTGGTGATCGTGTATGACCTTGCGAGATACCTCCTAGGCAAACTGGTCGACTACTTCAATTAAAGGCACGGTGCCAGCCCCGCAGGATAAGGAGTTGCGGAGCGACGACGAGGCACCAAGCCGCCCACCATAGCAAAACCTAGCCTCATCACTTAATCGGCGCGGTTAGCAGCCCAAAGCTATTTGGATGCTGCCGCCCTCCTTCCTGCTAGACCAGCCTTGCAGAGACTATCCACACCAAAGGCGCGTTAACCTACCGGAACGCTGCATACTCACAACGTCAAAGCTTTGCGAGTGTCGAGCAATGCTTATTCTTCTTTTCTGGGTTCTCTCCGACGGACGCGCGGAGCAAGTGAGGACGGGCTAGGACGATTGCGCGACGTGCGGCGGGAGGTCAAACCCCCGAATCTGTATTACGGGGGTAAATTCCACCATAACCTAAGACTTTGAACTGGCTAACATAACTTTTCAGCCTTTGATGCTTGACTATGCAACATCACTACTATACTGGGTGATAGCTAACAGATGTACGTAAGCGTTTGTCTGTGTTTTCTAAGGTAAATAACAAAGGGTTATACATGTACTTACATAAATTAAGGGTTCAAGGCTTTAAAAGGCTTATTGATGTTGAGGTGGAGTTCAATAGTGCTACATTTCTCATTGGTCAAAACAATAGTGGGAAAAGCTCACTAATAAAGGCAATTGATTATTTGCTTACTAATAAGCAAATTCCAATTAAAGATTTTCATTCACATATGAATCCTGAAACTCAAGAAAGTGAAATAGCCGTTGATACAATAACAATGACTGCTGAGTTTAGAAATGTTAGTGAGGATGCTGAGAGCTGGAGAGGTTTTCGAGGAAGAGTCTTTGAATACGAATCCGATGATAGTGAAACGGGGAAATGTATAATTTATAAGAAAGAATGGACGCCCGGTAAAGCACCAATTCAGTATTTAAAGGCCTATGAACGTAACATAAAAGATGAGTTTGCTAACGTCAAAAAAATTGAAGATTTCATTCCATTAGGAATCAGTGAAGAGCTTTTACAAGAAGCTTTCGATAAAACCTCTGGCAACATCAACAAGTCCAATGCTGATAAACTCGATTATATTGATGAAATCTGGGATATCACAAATATTGAAACGTTTTTCAAAAATCCAGGTGGTATCCCTGGTAACGTGTTAAGTCGTTTGCCTAGGTACCTATTGATACCAGCTGAAGCTGGAGAAGATGAGCTTTGCAAGAATAATGGTACTCTACAAAAAACACTGAAAGAACTATTTAAGGAAGTGCGAGATACTTCTCCTAATTATAAGGAAGCTCAAGTCTATCTAAACAGTCTTGCGGAAGAATTGGATCCTACAGACTCTTCGTCCAACTTCGGGCAAATGATTACTCAATTAAATGACGTTATGTCTACTGTTTTTCCTGAGTCGTCTGTTCATGTCAATGCAAACCTTAGTAATCCTGATGATGTCTTAGTTCCACATTTCGAAATCGAAATGGAAAGTAACATTAGAACGCCCATTGAAAATCAAGGAACGGGGATGATTCGCTCCGCCGTGTTTAGCTTATTGCGCTATAGAAAAACATGGGAAGAACAAAGAGAAGAAAAAAATGAGCGAGGTCTCATAATTTGTTTTGAAGAGCCGGAAATATTCCTTCACCCTTCCGCAGCAAATCAGATATACTATTTATGATTTGGTTTCGAATGAATCTCAGATTATTGCATCTACACATTCACCTTACATGATAGACCTTTCACGTAAACCTAAGCAGAACCTAACTAGATTTATTAAGACTGATGCAGGTAGTGAAACTATTAACTTTAGTGTCACAGAGGCATTCGAGGCGCTACAAGAGGATGATAAGTCTTACGTGAAAATGGTGTTGAAAATCGATGACTATGTTGCGAGAGCATTCTTTAGTAATCGAACGATTTTGGTTGAAGGAGACACTGAAGATATAGTTATTAGAGAAACGACTAAACGTTTACCGATGGAGCTCCGCAATTATGTTGTAGGCAATTGCGAAGTTATCAAAGGTAGAGGTAAACCAGTTCTTAAATCAGTGATTAATTACTTAAAAGGTGTAGGTATTGAGCCTATAGTGATGCACGACTCTGATACTGGCGTTGCTGGTGCGGTTGTACACAATGAACCGATAAGAAAGGCTCT